TGCCGTAATGTAAATTTCGAGAATTCGTAATAAGCCGGTGTTGAAAAACAAACGAAAATATGCTAGAATAAAACAAATCATATGGTAACGTTTCCATGCAAATGAAGACGTAAAGAGCGGACAGAAACAGCGGGGAGAAAGATATGCTTACAATTGGAAAAACGGGGTAATACGGATGAAGACAAGAAAGCAGAAAATTCGTCAGGAAAGGTCAGAAGAAATGCAGGAAACTCGGCAGCTTAAAGTAGAAAAAAGGGAAGAAAGAAAGCAGTTGGAAGTAAAGAAAGAGAAGCTTAAGAAAGTAAAGCCAAAAAAGGAAAAGTTAAAGAAAGAAAAGGTAAGAAAACCGAAGAAAGAACGGATTAAGAAGGAAAGACCGGCAAAACAGACGGAAAGAAAGCCACAGCCGAAGAAAACAGGCAACAGTAGAAAGGCTGCGAAGGATAAGGGAATGGGGCTTCGTGGCATTCAGGTGAAATTAATCGGGGCATTTATGATTCCGGTTATCCTGTTTGTTATCATCGGTTTTATGATTTATTCAAAGTGCAGTACTACCTTGAATAGTACATACGAGGCTTCTGCAAATACCAGTGTTGGTACATTGGAAGAGTATCTCGGACTTGGTTTTGAGAATATTGAACTGATGGCAACACGTCTTTCTATTAATTCTGCAATTACAAGTTATTATACAGGTTCAGAAGTAAAGTCAGAGTCTATGCTGATGGATACAAAGGTTGCATTGAGCAATGAATCTACTGCAGACAAATTCATCGATCACATTATAGTTTGTGCGAAGAGTGGAACAGCATGCAGTGAAAAGGGTGCAATCCGTGGAGATGTATATAATGCGTTTGTTGAGTCGGAAGAAGGAAAGAATGTAGAGTCTGAGATTGGCATGGGAAGTATGTGGATCAGCAGCCACCCAGCCATTGATGAAGTCACCGGATATGACAGTGATGAGTATGCATTATCTCTTGTTACCGTTCTTAAGAATAATAGCAATAAATCTGTTGGATATATCATCATTGATGTTAAGACAAGCTTTATCCAGGATATATTAGATAATGCACAGATTAGTGATAACAGCATCAAGGGCTTTGTATTAGAGGATGGAAGCCAGGTGTTAAGTGGAGATAGTGATATAAAATTTACAGATACGGACTTTTATCAGGAAGCATTAGCAGGAGAAAATCTGCAGGGTTCTAAAGAAGTGTCTTATGAGGGCGCAGATTATCTGTTTACATACAGCAGGATTGAAGGTACGAATATGCTGGTATGTGCCATGGTTCCGCAGAAAGAGATTATGGCAGGTGCACAGGCGATTCTCAGATATACGTTAATTGCCGTAGCAATATGTGCAGTTATTGCAATCGTGGTAGGTTCCGTTCTTGCAAGCGGAATTTCCAAAGCAATCCGTAAGGTTAACCGTGTCTTAAAAAAGACCTCCGATGGAGATTTGACCGGACAGATCAGCATGAAGCGTAAGGATGAGTTTAATGTGTTGTCATCCAGCATTACCAATATGATTGGCAGTATGAAGGATCTGATTCTCAAGATGACCAATGTCAGCGGTCATGTTTCTGATTCGGCAGTCCAGGTAGGAACCAACTCCGAAGTTTTATTGGAAGTAACAAAGAATATTACGGAAGCAGTGGATTATATCAACAGTGGTATTTCCCAGCAGGCACAGGATACGGAAAGCTGCCTGGAGCAGATGAATGGTCTGGCAGAAAGAATCAATGTTGTACATGAGAATACTGATGAAATCAGCGAAATTGCCCAGGAAGCCCAGGGAGCAATTGAAAATGGTATGGTTATCGTAGCAAACCTTGGTGAAAAAGTTCAGGGTACAACGGAAGTAACAGAGACCATCATCCGGGAAATCAGAGAACTGAACAAAGAATCTATTGCAATTAACAGCATCATTGGAACAATCAATGAGATTGCAGAACAGACCAATCTTTTGTCCTTAAATGCATCAATTGAGGCGGCGAGAGCCGGTGAAGCAGGAAGAGGATTTGCAGTAGTTTCTGAAGAAATCCGTAAACTGGCAGAACAGTCCGGAAATGCGGGTAATCAGATTGGTGAGATTATCAATCATATTCAGGAACGTCTGGCAGCTACCATCGAGACAGCTGGGCTTGCAGGCGAGAGCGTTGCATTCCAGACAGAAGCATTGAATAATACCGTTGATGTATTTAAGAATATCAGTCAGCAGGTAAGCAAGCTGGCAGAGGATGTTGAGAAGATTACCCAGAGTGTGGGGGGCATCGAACAGGCAAAAGAAGATACCATGAATGCCATCGAAAGTATTTCAACAACCTCTAACCAGACAGAATCTGCATCTGAAGAACTTGCCCGTAGTACAGAGAAACAGTTACAGGCAGTAGAAGTATTAAATGATGCGGTAAAACGGCTTCAGATGGATGCAGAGGATCTGGATACATCAGTAAGTATCTTCAAGGTACAGTAAGGAATATAATCCGGCAGTCAGGTTTCTGGCTGCCGTTTTTTTCGCAAAGAATCCGTAAGAAGCTGCCAGTGACAGGTTCTGTAGGGCGAGCTTGATATTATGGCATAGAATACATATAATAAAAGTCAGAGTATTTCAAAAGTTTGAGAAATCTAAGAAGTTGAGATAGAAAAGAGGAGAAATAAATATGCAGACAGGAAAAGCAATTTCAGTTCCGGCAATTCTGAAAGTCGGAAATGGCACGTTAAATCAACTGGGAAGTTATTTAAAGGGAGAAGGTCTAAAGC